CTTCAACGCTAATCACTGATTCTGCACGTCACTTTGCTGACCCGATGTCGCATGAAGCTCGTGTCTGGCGCGACCGGCGAATGGCAGTCGGTCGTAAGTGGTTGCGTCAGCACCGCTTCCCGACATACCTCGAGGTGTTCCAGGCCTGGGTCCAGCCCCAGGATTGGGACAAGTTGCGCCCGGCACAGAAGAAGTGGTCAAAGCTTGTTTCGAACATCCATGTCAACATTCCAGCCATCGACCTCGTCCAATCGGGACTTCTTACGGTCGCTGAGGTCACGTCGTTGATTCCAACTGGCTTGACAAGATGGTCTGGGCCTGATGTCGTTCCAATCTCACGACCTCTGGTGACCCAAGCATTCATGGGCGAGCACTTCGTGTATCGCAAGTATATTGAGAACCATGGAGTGGTCCCCGGATATGGTGAGTTCGCAGCTAAGTGTCGCGAGGCACCTTATGGTTCCATCCTTGCCCCTAATGAGTTCTGGAACTGGCGTGCGGATCAAGAGTGGGAGTCAGAACTTGTGGGCAAGATTCCGATGCATGTGTTGCAAGGTCGTATGGTTGTGTTCACCATTTTCTACGGACTTATTGATTGGTTCAACACATACCTGCGGATGAACCGTATTCTTGGCTTCCTATTCGCTCTGTTCTTCTTCTTGGTCCGTGATTTGGACAAGTGGTACTCAATCATCCACCTGGTATACTGGCTCGACAAAGGCGAGGCATCGGTAATGATTTCCAACATGGCGCCACGTGACCCATTCGTTGCACAGAAGATGCTTGCCATGGTCTTGACTGCGTTCGTTCCCCTCGCGCTGTTACGGGTGTTCTCGTGGATACCGTTAGTCGCTTCATATGGCCGTCGAGTAGCCGAGTCATTGTACCACGGGCAGCGACTGACCACACTTGTAGCCACACGCTTGAACGCTGCAGCCCAGACCCCCTCAGATCGGTGGGACGCGACAGTTGCTGCAATTGTTTCTGGTGGGCTTGGGCGGAACAAGGTGACACGGATTTCTTCAGGCATGGGCACCGGGAAGAGCACTTCACTCCCTTTTTCGCTATTGCGCTCGGGAGGATATGCTAGCGTCATTGTCATTGTCCCGATTAACTCCATGGTTGTCAACTACGTTAACCCATTTGAGGACCCCGGATCTGTACAGCTCATCTTTGACGACCAACACTGGGGTAGCCGCCCGAATAAGGTGGTTGTGGTAACTGCGACGCGGTTCTTGTCATGCCCATGGAACTTTGGATCATTCCCCTCGTGCATTGCATTGTTGGACGAGGTGCATCAGTCCACTGTGGCCCAGGTTGCGTGCTTCTTGCAGGGAAAAGTGCGTATGGTTGGTATGACCGGCACCCCTGGTGGATTACTCTGGAACCGACTGGGTGGCCGTGTTATCCATGTTCCAGGCGGCCAGCTCGCTGTTCGGACGAAGCGGTGCTATGTCTCCTCACGTCCTGTTGGTGCTGACGACATCCCGTCGCAAATTGAATGGTTCACCAATGCACTGCAGGCAAATGAGGGTGATGCTCATCTAGCACCACGTTCTACTGCGCGCTTTGCAGTCTTCCACCCACTGGTCAATGTGTGTACCACGCTGTGTGCTGTCCTGCAGAGGAGCTCTTTCATTGCGTCCGTCACGTCCTCCTCCCAACCGACGATATCAGATGCCGGGGTGGTGGTCGGGACTTATACAATAGTGACAGGCGTTAACTTCGCGCCCCCCATCCAAGCCATGATTGATGTAGGCGTTGAGGCTGTCATTGTTGCCAGGTACACGGACAAGGATGCAACTCATGTTGGAGCAGGGTCAAACTTCAGGGATAGTGCTTTCGCTCTTGAGTTGAAGCCCTCTAGTCCCGAAACTGCTGACCAAGTCCACGCACGTTGCGGGCGTACTCAGTCAGGGTTGGTTATCTATAGCCCCCTGGCTGGTGCTGGTGCACGAACCGTTGCCTATCCGGACGTCGTGCTGATGATGGAGTATGGAACTGCGCTCGGTGTTCGTGGTCCTGACATGTTTAAGGTGTGTGGGTATGAGATGCTTCCGCTTCGTAACCCAGCGCCTGGTCATGCACATGAGCTATTTACGTATGTTCACTTCGACAGTCATTCTGCACTCTTTCGAGTTCACTGCTGGTCCCTCACTGCTGTGCTCCTACATGCTTCATTGACCGGTTCGGTCCGTGAATCATTCATGGCGTTCCGGGATTACGAGCATCAGGACCTTGAGACCCGTAAGGCGATCCGGCGTATCTGGAAGGAGTTGCCCTTTTCCGCCACAATTACTGAGCCTTGGCACATCACCCCAAATGGACTTGACCTTATTCGGTTCATTGGATGGATGATGCCCCAGGGCGATCAGGAGGTGTTTGTCGGTGGACGGCCCCTCGTTGCCTACAAGACCAAGATTGCTCCGTCCGGGTGGTTCGCTACGGTCGATGCGTGTTGAAAGTGTGTGTGTGTCAGGAGGAACGATCCCCCTCATTAGCGATGTTGCAAGTTACTACAGTCTTCTCACTTGCGCCCCCTCGATTTCTCGATGACTGCTCCGGTCCAC